TAGCAATAGGGAGGTCAACTCCACCCCCATTATCAAGAGTCTCGGTCAGATAGAGGTTTGAACTTGCATTGTGAGTATCAAATTCCACCGTTATAAATGACCCTGCATAATCAACGCCCTTTGTTGCACAAATAGCATTTGGAGCAGTGTTAGCAACTTTTTGAAAAGGCGCGCCAGTAATTTTTGTGTAACCCGAACCTCCTGCCGATATCGAACTAGCGAGGGTAATTTTACAGCTTAGAGTAACCAATCTGCCAATTTTAGTGTACGAGCTGTACTGTTGTGCTATTTGGTAGGTTCCTGCCGTACTGGAGCCTCTGATAACGGGAGTCCAGGTTCCTTCCTCGTAGTCATCAAAAAGCTCACTTGATCCAGACCCTGATGTAGCACTAAAGTCTATACCCTTTCCTGCTGTAGAAATAACTAGGTTGCCAGTGGTTTTGATCGGCCCAGCAACTTGTAGTTTATTAGATCCTCCATCTGGATTTGCCCCTATTCCGACGTTGCCTGTCCCTGTGTTGACTCGAAAGAATGTCGCGCCAGAGGAACTCATAACATCTAACATAGGATACCCAGTAGCTGAGCTTGATGCCTCGTTGATGTTTACGCCGAATGGCTGTGACGTTGTGTTTTGCCTGAACTGAGCGAGGTAATGTCCAGCCGTTGTCGCTTTTGCTACGTGCAACCCCGATGATGGAGATGCCGTGCCAATACCGACGTAACCACTCGCAGTCGCAAGGTTTGCCCCAGCTGTTGATGATATGGTCGTAGCCGCTACAGTGGCAGGAGTGGAAGCCCCTAGCGTACCGTTATACGGACCAGCAGTTGACGCTGCTCCTATTGCTGATCGAATTGCCGCATTGTTCGCGGCCTGTAGCATTGTGTCTACGTTTGCTGATACTGTTAAGTCTGCCATAATCTATTAAGGTCTAAGGTAATAGTCTGTTCCGCCTGGTTTCTTGTAATAGCTAGTTCCACCAGGACGCAGGTACGAACTTCCATATGCTGGTCCAACAGAAATAAATTTAAACCCAGCCTGAGCAAGTCTCAGACCTTCGTTTATAATATTGAAAGCAATGTTTCTCATTAATCAACAAACTGAGTTGCGTGAACAACTGATCCTCCGCTAACTTGAATAAACTTAGCAGCCTTAGCTGCATTAGCACTAACGACAAGTAGCCCTTGTGCTCTAGGCAAAATATGCCCATTAGTTGCGCTTGGAGTTGTACCGTCAAAGGTAACATAAACATCGTTATCCTGTACATCTATAATAACGTAATCAGTATCTATGTTAAGTGCAGCAAAACTAACAGCAGAACCAGCAACAACAAGGTTCTGGTTAGTTGCGTTTGGATTTGGATTGCCTAAGTATAAGTTGGATGTTCTTGAGTTCATTTATCTTGATTGTTGGGATACGTGCGTTCTAAAACGCTTTCCTATAGTATTGTTGTTTGCTACTTGCTGTGGATTGTCCATTTCTTCGCCTAAATAGTTCTCAGCAATCTGTTCCTCAAAGGAAGCTTTATTGTGTTGCCCATCCATTCGAAGGAAGTCAGCGTATGTAGCGTGTGCCATGTAGTAAAAAAATTCTTGTGGTACTTGCGTCAAAGATGCAGCCCCATCAATGTCTAGGCTTGTCAACAAGGTAATTGGTTTTTTGTAAGTGACCCAAACTTGGCTTTCCTTTGCATTTACAGCATTCAGAATATGAGCGCCGTCGGACTGAACGCCGAACTCGTATTCGACAGAAGACATATTAAGGAACGCTTGGTTCCGATGAATTCTAACGAACTCCCCAATTTCGCTTAGATCCCTAACCCGTGGGGCGTTTGCCTTAGCTGACGGAGAGGTTCCAATGCTCCAGCCTGTTTCCGTTATGCTAGTTGAGCTTAAAGAGTAGTACGCAGTTTCGGTAGCGTTAGGAAATCCTTCTATAATTATCCAGGCGTTGTTTCCGCTATTCCTAATTAGGCTGAATGCGGCAGTTTTGACCTTACCTGTTCCTGTAGTGGATGCTGATGCCGTAAAAATGGTTCCAGCGTTATTGTTTGCCGCACCAACCGAAGTAAAGTTGGAGGAGCCAGCGTACTCGATTTGGTACACTGTCCCGTTCTCTATAGCCGTGGCAGATATATCGGTAGTCTCGTAGTGCGTGTACGCCGATTGACCGTTCTCTGCTCCGTTGAGTTTGTACAGCCCATTAACTCCATCAGTTCCTGCACCAAACAGGTAGTACCCGTCTTGGGTAAATGGACATATTTGGTTCTGTATAGTACGTGGTTCAGCGGATATTAAGTACCTAGCCCAGTATGGAGTGCGGTTGTACGCTTCGTACATCCGCCTGTTCGCTAAAGCTAATAGATGAGCATTTTCAGCAGTGGTAAAATCAGATGTACCCGCCAGGGCGGATATCAGATCATACAAATCTTTATTAGCTTTATCCTGCATTACGCGTTATTGGGTGAGAGATCCTTGAACCTCTTGTTATAATCTTGTATAAATTCTTTAGAATGCACGGTGTCGTTCCCGTACTTCTTTGTTAGCCTAAAAAACTCTCTTGGTGGCATTACTGCCACTGGCCTTCCCAGAACAGGATGCTCCTTGCCCTTAAGTTCTGCGGACTCTTTTCTAGCAATGTCTGTTCGAGCTTTTTCGGTTTCTTTTTCGAGCTTCAGTCCAGTCCTAATCTCACGCATGAACGCTCGATTTATTTCTCCGTCGCTGTATCGTGGAAAAGATGTAATGATATTCATAAACAAAAAGGGGGAGGCCAGTTAAAGCCGACCTCCCCCTTCAAATAATTAATTAATTAATTATGATGCAAACAACTGTCCTGCGGTAGGGTAGTATTTCACAAGAAGACGAATCTTCCCAGCAGTAGCTACGTCTGGTCCTTCACCTGTGAAGTTGAAGGTGAGGTCAACAGCACTAGCGAGGTGAAAACCAGCAACAGAAAGCGCGCCAGTATTGGCGAACATCTTGCCCAGATTTCCGCTGTTACTGAAAACGTCCACTTCGTCAACGAAACCATCAGCGTCACCATCATCGCCGATAGCGATCGTGGCATCCGTAATGCTGGGTCCGACGACAAGCTCGTCAACAATGATTGCAGCTCCAAAGATACCGCCAGCCATAGCAGCTTCACCAACCTGAATGTCAACAGCAGTCGCTGAACCAGCGGCTGTGCCAAGCGTAGACAAGTCAATAGAAACTTCATAATTGAATCCCAATGCTAGGGTTTCAATGTTTTGTACTTTTTTTAATTCGATAGCCATAATAGTTTATCTCCTTATGCGATTGCGGTGATTTTACCATGAGCACCAGGATGGTAAACTGCGAGCGTAAGCGCGCAATCAACGTATCCACGTTCTCCGCCACCTTGATTAGGTAGACGAGAACTGCCCATTGGGATTAGCTCTGCGATGCCAGCGTACTCAGGATTGACAAAATAGCCAGTATCCTTAGCAGAAGTATCAGGAGCGCAATCTGGGTTCATGTTGACAACAGAAACGATACCGTGGTCAGACTGATAAAGCTCAACAGAGAGCTTAATCTTAGCAGAATCACCGTTGTAGTTTACGTCTCGGATAGAAGTTCCAGCAGCATCACCATCTGGATCAAGGCGAGCAAAGTCGCTGATGATACGGCGAAGAGCCGTATCAGCAACCAACGTCAAAGAGTTGGTCGTGCCGCTTACGCGATAGATGGAGGTGATGATGTTGTTCATCGCAGTTTCCGTAAACGCACCAGTACCATGAATGCTAGCAGCAGGAGTACGGAACGCAGCAGGAACGTCAGTCGGGCCGTTGGAATCAATCCAATCTCCAAGTCCACGTAGCTTGTAAACAGTACCAGCTCCGTCTTCTACTTCCTTGTCGTTAACTGAAAGCAAAGTGGCTTCAACGTCACGCTTGAGTTCGCGAACTGCCTTAGCTTCAGCTTGAGCAATTTTAGCAGGGCCAACAGAATCAACAGCCTCTTGGAGGTCGCTAACCATGTAGTCCCGACGGAACTTTTGGGTGTTATTTGTAAGACGCGCGCGGCCACTGAACTGGTCAGTGAAAGTGGTAACGTCAGCTCCTTCAGCTATCCCAGTAGTTCTGGGAGAAGAGAGAGAGTCTACAGTCCATTCGTGAACAGTGCCAGAGGCACGAGTTTTTGATAGTGAGGACAGGACGGGAGTTTCTTCAGGAGCCAAGATAGTTAGCACATCGCTAAGATCTTCTCTATTGGAAGCAGCCGAACCTGGACTAGTTGTGTCGTATGTATTTGATAGTGACATTTTATGTATTCAGGTTAGGCGAGATTGCGCGACCATCGCGCTTCTCGCAGTTTTTCGAAGTCATCTTTATTTCCAGACTCTTTGAACCTAGACGAAAGATCCTTTAGGGCTTTTGAAGAGTTGTTTTCTGACTTATCGGACTTAGCACCGCCCAATGAAGGGCTTTTAGGTGGAGACGGCTTAAACGCTTGGCCAGCACCTTTAGGTGATTTTTTAGCGCCTCCCCCGAACATACTATCAACTGAATGAGCTAATAGATATGGGAGTTGCCAACTAAGGTCAGGGCTTTGTTCGTAGGCTTTTCGCAGAGCAGGCTGACCAGCTAGTTGCATAAACTGTTTAGTCTGCTCACTATCTTTGTCGCCTAACCACTTAAATTCCCTTAAAGCTTTTTGACCATACTCTTGGCGTAACGCTACAGCGTTTTCCGTTTTCTTCACCTTCTGAAATTGGTCAGGAAGAAACTTGTCTTTAGATTTCCTTGCTTGCTTTAGAGCTTCACGCACCTCGGCTTTAGTCATGGATTTCCCATCAGCCTCTGTAACCATGTCGTGTGGACTGTAGTCATCAGAGTCGAACAATATTTCTTCTGCCCAATCAATAATATCATTGATTTCCTTAGCCTTGCCCTGAATATCCTTCATGGAATTCAAGTCAGAGTACGGGTTATCAACAATTTCAGATTTAGAAGATAGAACTTCCTCCTGTTGAGCCTTTAAACTTTCCTCAAGTGTTTGAGCCTTCTCCTCGGCAGCTTTAGCCCTAGCTGTTAGTTTGCCAAAACGGCCAACAGCTCGGCTAGAAAGAGCCTCAGAAAGGTGTTTAATCTGCTCCTCAGAAAGATTTTCTAAGTCGATATTTGAAAGAACATCTTCATTACCCTCGGAAACCTCTTCTTCATTAGATTGGGACTCAGTCTCAATATCTTCTGAAATAGACGCATCTTTGGCCTCTGGTTCAGACTCCGAAGGAACTAAATCCTCCATATGTCTGGCACGTCTAAGCTCGAACTCAGACGCGGTTATATTAGTATTTTCCGCTGTATCTTGAGAGGCATCAGCGACCGCCTCGATAACTTCACTCATGTGTATATGCTGTTTCCGCTATTACGCCTAGCGATGGCGAGGGCGTAATTATAGCACGGAAACTTACATATTAGACATGATCAGACCATTTTTTTAATAAATTATCTGAATCCGAGTCCTGAAGTACATCATCGTACGCAGAAATCTCTCCAGAGATCTGCATTACTTCTTCTTGTGAAGCGGATCTTAGTCTAGATATACTAGACTCTCTTCGATCCTTTATATCTTTTATAAAACGAGCAAAGTGCTCGTACTTCGACAAAAAAACAACATCGTTATCGCTGGGCATTTGAAAATTTAATTAGTTCCCTAGAAACTCTTTCCATTCTAGGACGAATACCAGGTATTCCGTCAGCTTCAGCAGTTCTGTACTGATCGTTGTCCAAGAACTCATCACCAGCTTCTCCGTATTTTCCTTCGTTTATCAAGCGTCTTGTCTCAGGACTTTGCATAATAGACCCCCTGTAATGCTCACTAAAAACAGCATCTTGCAAAGACTCCGAAAAAGTTGAAAAATCAGGAAGAGCTTTTCTTATACTTTTAATCCTAGTTCTTACATCCTTATCCAAAAGACGTTCAGCAGCATCTTTATCAATAGACATACCTGGCTTTACGTCAGGGCCATAATGACCGTACCCTATTGTAAAATATTCTTCTTTAGGATTAGGTTTATAGGGCTTAGGTTTAAAACCTTCATCTTTTCTTAAAGTGTTTTTGAACAATTTAACTAGTCTTTCTTCCGCAAGAAATAGACCGTAGTCTGTTGTGCTTTTATTGTCTGCCATATTAAAAATTTTGTTTTGCAAGCTCGTAGGAGAATGTTCCATCCTCAAGAACGCCGCCGTGCATAAGCTTACTAACAGCACTAGCAATTTTAGGATCATTAAATGCAGGATAATTCTTTAAACCCTTTTTTCTGGCTACATTTATAAACTCGTCACCCTCTATCAAGTTTTCACCTCCAACCATAGATGGAAGAATAAAATGTTGTCCATCAAAAGAAACAGTAGTTGTAACTACGTTTGATTCTCCAACCATAGGATGCTTTGTTGGGAAAACCTGTTTCCCATCCATAGATTTCAAAATAGAATCTAATCGGGCATTTAAGGCTCGTTCGTCAGCGAACTCTGATGTACTTTTATTATCAGGCATTACTGCTGCATACCTTGAGTTTGTACCTCGCCCATTTGAGCTGGTGCAGTACCTACTCGTCCTATTTGCGCGTTTTCAGCTTGTTGTATAACGAACTGATACTGTGCATTGTACTTTTGTAGACGCTGGGCAAAAGCTTCATCTTCTTGAAGCCGTTTTCCAATATCTGGCTGTTGCACATAGCTTTGAATAATTTGCAAAGCAGCTTGAGCACCGTTAGGACGCGCTGGTACTTCGATTCCCGCATAAATTTTTGATAAGTCATCTGTAATATCTTTTAACATCTGGTCCTGCGCTTCTTGAGCGGGACGCAGAATCCCGCTAGCCAGAACTGGGTCAATGCTTCCAGCGACTGCCGTAAGTAGTTTATCTACGTCAATTAATCCGTTTCTGTCCATCTGGACTAGCGAAACCAACTGATTTAATTTAGCTTCTTGTTTTTCTGAACTAGCGTTCAGGACATCAAAACTAATAGTAACGTCGTAGTTCTCATTTGGATCACCCTTATCAAACATCTGGGGATCGGGAACTCCCGTTACGTTAAAAAATATTTCGTTAGGACCAAAGCGTTGAAAATTCTTGTAACAAGTAGTAATAACTTGAGCGATGTGCTGCAAGTATTTGTCAACTAGGAATTGCCTGCGCACTCCACTAAGCGGAGATTCTTCATCTAGTCCAACTATACGGTCAGCTTGTGCCTGAAGATTGTTCTCCATTTCTATAGATCCAGGGTTAAATCCTGGTCCTTTCATGAAGCTAATTTCGCCAGGACGAACCTCTGGGATAAAGCGACCTGGGCCAATCTCCTCTGGCTTTCTTCCTTTTGGATGCGTTACGGCTGG